GCGGCAGTACAACACGGCTTACATCGAGATCCCGAAGAAAAATGGAAAGTCTGAGCTCGGCGCAGCCATCGCTCTGAACATGCTCTGCAACGATGACGAGTGGCGGGCGGAGGTTTACTCCTGCGCCAGCGACCGTCAGCAGGCGGCTATCGTGTTCGATGTGGCCGTGGATATGGTGAAGCAGTCCCCGGCGCTCAGCAAAAGGATCAAGATCATTCCCAGCACCAAGCGCATGGTGTACCAGCCGACCGGAAGCATCTATCAGGTGCTGTCCAGTGAAGTGGCTACCAAGCACGGTCTGAACGTCAGCGCCTGCATCTTCGACGAGCTTCACACCCAGCCCACCCGCGCTCTGTATGATGTCATGACCCAGGGAAGCGGCGACGCCCGGAAGCAGCCGCTTTGGTTCCTGCTGACAACGGCTGGCACCGACCGGAACAGCATCTGCTGGGAGGTTCATCAAAAAGCCCTGGACATCATCGAAGGCCGGAAGGATGATCCTCGCTTCTACCCCGTGCTCTACGGCTTGCCGGATGACGCCGACTGGACGGATGAGCGCAACTGGTACAAAGCCAACCCCTCTCTGGATCAGACGATCTCCATCGACAAGGTACGGGACGCATTCCGCAAGGCCCAGGAGACGCCCGCTGATGAGAACATGTTCCGTCAGCTGCGCCTGAACCAGTGGGTCAAGCAGAGTATCCGCTGGATGCCCATGGACAAATGGGATGAATGCGGCGGCGCTGTCAATGAGTATGAACTGGAAGGCCGCGCCTGCTACGCCGGGCTTGACCTTTCCAGCACCAGTGACCTTACGGCCATGGTGCTGGTGTTCCCGCCAAGGGATGATGAAGAGCAGTATATTGTGCTGCCGTACTTCTGGCTCCCCGAGGACACCATGCAGCTGCGCGTCCGGCGCGATCATGTGATGTACGACAAATGGGAACGCCAGGGCTTCATCCATACGACCGAGGGCAACGTGGTGCATTACGGCTTCATTGAGCAGTTCATCACGAAGCTGGGCGAACGGTTCAACATTCGGGAAATCGCCTATGACCGATGGAACGCCACCATGATGGTGCAGACTTTGGAGGACGACGGCTTCAACATGGTGCCGTTTGGACAGGGCTTTCGGGATATGTCGCCGCCGACCAAGGAACTGATGCGCATCGTGCTGGAGCGGAAGCTGAACCACGGCGGGCATCCGGTGCTCCGGTGGAACATGGACAATGCCTTCGTGCGCACCGATCCTGCCGGGAACCTGAAAATCGACAAAGAAAAATCCACGGAGAAGGTGGACGGCGCGGTTGCGCTGGTCATGGCGCTGGACAGGGCCATGAAGAACCAGGGCGGCGAATCCGTCTATGATACCCGTGGACTTTTGATTATCTGACGGAGGTGCAAAATGCCCCAAAAACCAAGAAGACCCTGCCGCTATCCCGGATGTCCGGGCTTCTGCGAACAGGGTCAGGTGTTCTGTAAGGATCATATGGAATGGAGCGGCGACAGGCTGCGCGGCGGTGCGGATGCCCGTGGGTACGACAGCCGCTGGCGTAAGGCCCGCACTCTCTTCCTGAAGCAGCATCCGCTGTGCGCCTTCTGCCAGGCGGAGGGCAAGGTCGTCCCTGCAACCGTTGTGGATCACATTATTCCGCACCGAGGTGACCAGCGCCTGTTCTGGGATCAGACAAACTGGGAACCGCTATGCAAGGGATGCCATGACAAAAAGACTGGAAGCGGACTGTAATCAGAAGGTCAAGCTGCAATTTGTCAGTACCTGTTTCCATATTCCCTTCGTGCTTTTGCCGTCCAATTTGTGATGAATTCTGTCTTTGCGTCCGTATAGGCATCCCGGTTATGTTCAAACTGCTTCCAAAGACGCAGCTTCAATGCTTCGTATTCTTTTGCCACATCAGGATGCTCATTCATATAATCCCGGAAGTACAGTTCATCGTTGTCTCCGGCATGTCGAAGATGGACATGATACACCTTGTCTGCAAATCCATCCGGCGTATAGCCCTTATTGAGCGATATCCTGGATGCATCGGCTGACATGATGATAAAACCGTTTTGTTCCAATACTCGCGCCGCATCGTTTAAGCTGCTGCCTTCAGGGAGTTCAATCATCACATCGATGATATTCTTGGCCCATATTCCTGCTATGGCGGTGCTTCCAATGTGGCTGATACGATGAATGGGCCAGCCTGCAAACAGGTTATGCAGCAAGAGTTCAATCTCCTTGTAGTCATCTGCCCACTTATCATTATGTTCGACAAGAACGATTGGAAACAGCTCCCATAGTTCTTCTAAAGTCATTTCTGATAATTCTTTTCCCATGTATTTCCGCACCCAAATCACGATATTCGGGCTGAAGAGCCCAATTCCACTATACCATGAAGGGCTACCAAAAGCCATTGAAAAGGAGTGAAACCCGCATGAAAAACCCCTTCACCGCGCTGTTCCGTGCTCGGGATAAGCCCCAGGACAGCGTCAGTGCCGCTCCGACCTTCTACTTCGGCACCAGCGGTTCCGGGAAAGCAGTCAATGCTCAGACAGCGATCCAGCTTTCCACGGTGTATGCCTGTGTCCGAGTGATCTCGGAAACGGTCGCCAGCCTGCCGCTGGGTGTATATGAAGTCAAAGAGGACGGTAACCGCAAGGCAACGGAGCATCCGCTGTATCGCCTGGTTCATGATGAGCCCAACAGCGAGATGACGTCCTTTGTGCTGCGGGAGGTCATGCTGGCGCACCTGCTCCTGTGGGGCAACAGCTACTGCCAGATCATCCGCACGGGCCGAAATAAGATCACTGGTCTATACCCTCTGCTGCCAGACAAGATGACTGTGGATCGGGACAAGAACGGCATCCTGACCTACACCTATATGACCAATACCGGCCAGACGGTGGTGCTGTCTCCTGAGGATGTGCTTCATATCCCAGGACTCGGCTTTGATGGTGTCATGGGCTACAGCCCCATTGCGCTGGAGAAGAATGCTATCGGCCTGGGCATCGCTTCCGAAGAATACGGCAGCAAGTTTTTTTCCAACGGCGCTCGCCCTTCCGGTATCCTGACACACCCGAACACCGTAAAAAACCCAAAAGCACTGCGAGAAAGCTGGAACGCAGCCTACGGCGGATCATCCAACGCGAATCGGGTGGCCATTCTGGAAGAAGGCATGAAGTTTGAGCCCATGGCCGTGCCCAACAATGAAGCGCAGTTCCTGGAAACCCGAAAGTTCCAGGTGGATGAAATCTGCCGGATCTTCCGGGTGCCGCCCCACCTGGTCGGTGATCTGGAACATGCCACATTCTCGAATATCGAGCACATGAGCATTGACTTTGCCGTTCACACCATCCGCCCCTGGCTCGTCCGCATCGAACAGGCCATGAATCGCGCCCTTTTCACTGATCAGGAGAAGGGGCGCTTTTATGTGCAGTTCAACATCGACGGCCTGATGCGCGGCGACTACAAGAGCCGGATGGAAGGCTATGCCATTGCCCGCCAGAACGGCTGGATGTCCGCCAATGATATCCGGGCTCTGGAAAACCAGAATCCCATCCCGGCGGATCAGGGCGGTGACGCTTATCTGGTCAACGGCAATATGATTCCCATCACTACAGCTATGAAGCAGCAGACCGACGATGCCACCAGGCAAACTCAGCCTGAAAGAAGGGAGCGGATGCAGTCTTGATTGTTCCCAGCCTGATCGTCATTGCCGCGCTCATTTTACTCAGCATCCTGCTGATGATTGCCATCGGCTGGACGCATCGACATTAAGGAGGAATTCGCTATGCGACATTTCTGGAACTGGGTCAAAAACGATGATGAGACCCGTACCCTATACCTGGAGGGCGTGATCGCCGAAGAATCCTGGTTCTCCGATGATATTACGCCTGCCATGTTCAAGGAGGAGCTTTTCTCCGGAAACGGCCCCATTACCCTGCACATCAACAGCCCCGGCGGCGACTGCATCGCTGCCAGTCAGATCTACACCATGCTCATGGATTATCCCGGCGACGTCACCGTGCAGATCGACGGCATGGCGGCTTCTGCTGCCAGCGTCATCGCCATGGCAGGCACCAGGGTGTGCATGAGTCCGACCAGTATGATGATGATCCACAATCCCTTCACCATGGCCATGGGTGACACCGAGGAAATGCGGAAGGCTATCCAGCTGCTGGATGAGGTGAAGGAAAGCATCATCAATGCCTATCAGATCAAGACTGGCCTCAGCCGGGATGAGCTATCGAAGCTCATGGATGGTGAGACCTGGATGAACGCCCTGAAGGCCAAGGAGCTTGGCTTCTGCGACGAGGTGCTTTATACCGGAGACCTGGATCTGCCCGACAACGTGTCGGGTTTTTCTTTTGGTCGCCGGGCTGCAGCCGCCTGTCTCATGAACCGGGTGATTGCCACCCTGCCCAAGCCGGAACCGGCGCACCCGCCTGATCCGGAACCTACCCCTGAACCCGTTACCCCTGACAACCGAGTGAAAGCGGCAGACCTGATGAAAAGGCTGTCGCTTTTGAAATGAAGAAATGGAGGAAATCACTATGAATCAGATTCTTGCTCTGCGTGAAAAGCGCGCTAACCTGTGGAACCAGACCAAGGCCTTCCTGGACAGCCATCACGGTGAAGACGGCATGGTCTCCGCTGAAGACAACGCCACCTATGAAAAGATGGAGGCCGATGTGGTTGCCCTCGGCAAGGAAATCGAACGTCTGGAGCGCCAGGCTGCGATCGACCGTGAGCTGGATCAGCCCACTGCCGCGCCGTTGGTATCCCGTCCCACCACTGCCACTGCTCAGAAGCAGGGACGTGCCTCCGATGAGTACCGGAATGCCTTCTGGGGCATGATCCGCAACCGTGCGGCTAGCCCCGCTGTTATGAACGCCCTGCAGATCGGCACTGACTCCGAGGGTGGCTATCTCGTGCCGGATGAGTACGAGCGCACCCTGGTGCAGGGCCTTGAAGAGGAAAACGTCATCCGCTCCCTGTGCACCGTGATCCAGACCAGCTCCGGCGACCGGAAGATCCCGATCGTTGCCTCCCACGGCACCGCGTCCTGGGTGGATGAGGAAGGCATCATTCCCGATAGTGATGATTCCTTCGGTCAGATCTCCATTGGCGCTCACAAGGTAGCCACCATGATCAAGGTGTCTGACGAGCTCCTGCAGGACAGCGTTTTCGATATCGAAAACTACATCTCTGCTGAGTTCGC